AGCGACTCGCGGTGAGCCTGAGTTTCAACATCTGGCCCCCGGAGGGCCAATCCCGACCCCAGGAGGTCACGATGGGCGCACGAGGACCGGCCCCGAAGCGGTCGACGGAGCGTCACGGGCACCGCGCCAAGGACGACGTTCCCGAGCAGGTCGAGCAGGCCGGCGAGGTGGAGATCCCTGAGCCGGAGGGGACCTGGCACCCGACCGCCGCAGCGTGGTACGCCTCGCTGGAGTGGTCGGCGCAGTCGCGGTTCTATGAGCCGTCGGACTGGCAGAACGCCCACTACTGCGCGGGTCTGATGTCGTTGACGTTGACCGAGGAGAAGGTCAACGCCCAGCTCGTCAGTCAGGTCCGCGGCCTAATGACGGACCTGCTCGTCACCGAGGGCGCTCGCCGTCGGGTCGGGCTCGAGGTGGTCCGCAAGCCTGCCGAGGCCCAGCAGCAGTCGGCCGGCAACGTCACGAAGATGGCCGACCGACGCAAGCGCGTCGCCGATGCCTCGTGAGCTGATCCGGGCACCTGAGCACGACCGAAACCGGTCCCTCGGCTGGCTTGCATGGGCCTGGATCGAGCACTTCTGCGTTCACGGCCCTGGCGACGTGCAGGGCACACCGCTTGACCCGGAGCTACCCGGCTCCCTCCCGCTTGACGACGAGTTCGGCGGATTCATCGTCGACTGCTACGCCCACGACAAGAGCGGCCGCCGTCTCTACGACGACGCCTTCGTCTCGCGGGCGAAGGGTCGCGCCAAGTCGGAGCTCGCCGCGTTCGAGGCGCTGTTCGAGGCGTTCGGCCCGTGCCGCTTCGCGGGGTTCGCCGACGGTGGCGAGGTGTTCACCCAGGCCGACTTCCGCTACGAGTACCAGCCCGGCGAGCCGATGGGCCGCCCGGTGACCTACCCGTTCATCCGCTGCCTGGCGACGGAGGAGTCCCAGAGCGGGAACACCTACGACAACATCTACTTCAACCTCGAGGAAGGCCCGCTGTCGGAGGACTTGCCGGCCAGCGCCAACGGCCTGACCCGGGTGTTCGTCCCTGGCGGCGGGGAGATCCGGCCATCCACGGCGAGCAACAGCGCCAAGGACGGCGGCAAGGAGACCTTCGTGGTCTTCGACGAGACCCACCTCTACACCCAACCCGAGCTGCGGCGTATGTATGCCACGGTCAGCCGGAACAAGTCGAAGCGCAAGGACGCCTCCCCGTGGGCGTTGCAGACCTCGACGATGTACCAACCGGGCGAGGAGTCGACCGCCGAACGCACCCATGAGCGGGCGCGCATGATCCGCGAGGGCAAGGTCCGGGAGCGGCGGCTGCTGTTCGACCACCTCGAGGCGCCGGCCGACGTGGACCTGACCGACAAGGCGGCGATCATCGCCGCACTCCGCGAGGTCTACGGCCCGTTCGCCGACGTGATGGACCTTGACGGCATGGTCGACCGGGAGTTCTGGAACGTCGAGAAGGACCCCGAGGACACCCGCCGCTACTTCTTCAACCAGCCGACCGCGGCCCGTGACGCCTGGACCACGCACCCCGACTGGGAGGCGAACCGGCGCGAGGACCTGGAGCTCGAGCCGGGCACGGAGCTGGCGCTGTTCTTCGACGGCTCCAAGACCGACGACTCCACCGGCATCCTCGGCGTCCGCGTCTCCGACGGCGCCCCGTTCCTGCTGGGCGCGTGGGAGAAGGACGGCCCCGACTGGCAGGTCAGCCAGGCCGCCGTCGACCGCCGGGTGCGCGAGGTGTTCGACCTCTACGAGCCGCTGGCGTTCTACGCCGACGTCAAGGAGTTCGAGCAGTACGTGGACACCTGGGCTAGCGAGTTCGGCGAACGACTTCTGGTCGACGCCACGCCGGGGCGGAATAGGCACGCGGTCGCCTGGGACATGCGCTCGCATGTCAAGGACTTCACTGAGGCCGCCGAGCGGACCTTGGTGGACATCCTGGACCGCAACGTGCCGCACAGCGGCGACCCGCGGTTGCAGCGGCACATCCTGAACGCTCGCCGCTCCCCGAACAAGTACGGGGTCTCCATCTCGAAGACCGGGCGCGAGTCGCCCCACAAGATCGACTTCGCCGTGTGCCTGATCGGTGCGCGCAAGGCGTGGCGGGACCTGCTTGCGTCCCCCGCCTTCACCAAGCGCAGGACTCAACGCACCGGGAGGGTGGTGGCTCTGTGAACCAGCGGGACGCCGTCATCCTCGCCAAGCAGCTTTTTCCGCAGTACCGGGAGAACCGGGCCGACCTCGACACGGTGGACTCGTGGTATCGCGGGCAGAACGAGCGCCCGACGATGCCCCGACAGTCGACCAAGGAGTACCAGCAGCTCCAGGAGCGGTCCTATACGCCGTGGCTCGGGCTGGTGGTCACCTCGGTCGCGCAGACCCTTTACGTGGAGGGCTACCGCCGCGCCCGCGAGGTCGACGACGCCGCTGCGTGGGGGTTCTGGCAGGCCAACGGGCTCGACGGCCGGCAGATGGCCGTCCACCGCGGCGCTCTCGCTCACGGGCAGGCGTTCGTGACGGTACTCCCCGGCGACCGTGGTCCGGCGATGCGTGGCGTGTCCGCCCGCAAGATGCACGCCGTCTATGCCGACCCGGCCGAGGACGAGTACCCGATGTACGCGCTGCGGGTTGACCCCAACGGCGGCGCGAACAAGTGGATGCTGCGGCTCTACGACGAGAAGCAGGTCTACTACCTCTCCGCGGACTCCGAGGCCACCAAGATCGAGTTCCTGGAGTCCCGTGAGCACGGGATCGGGGTCTGCCCGGTGGTCCGGTTCACCAACCAGCTCGACCTCGATGGCCGCGCCACGGGCGAGATCGCCCCGTTCGTCCCGCTGGCTGCGCGGATCGACCAGGACACGTTCGACCGGCTCGTGGTGCAGCGGTTCGGCGCGTGGGTCATCAAGTACGTCGCCGGCATGGCGACCCCGGAGACCGACGAGGAGAAGCGCGCCGCGCAGATCGCGCTGAAGGTGTCCGACTTCCTCATGGCCGAAGACCCGGACACCAAGTTCGGCAGCCTGCCGGCCACCCCGCTCGACGGCTACATCAAGTCCCGCGACGCCGACATCCGCGACCTTGCCGCCGTCACCCAGACCCCGCCGCACCACCTCCTCGGCCAGATGGCGAACCTGTCGGCCGAGGCGCTGGCCGCTGCCGAGTCGTCCCTGATCCGCAAGGTCGAGGAGCGCAAGCACTCCTTCGGCGAGTCGTGGGAGCAGGCGCTACGCCTCGCCGCCTCGGTCGCCGACGTCGAGGGCTCGGATGACTTCGAGGCGCAGGTCCGGTGGCGCGACATGGAGTCCCGGTCGCTGTCGCAGGTCGCGGATGCGCTCGGCAAGTTGTCCCAGCAGCTCGGGGTTCCGGTGGAGATGCTGTGGGAGAAGATCCCCGGCTGGACCGACCAGGACGTGCTGCGCGCCAAGACGCTCGCCGCCGAGGGTGACGCGCTCGCCTCCCTCAACGGCATCCTCGAGCAGCAGGCAGCCGAGCCCGAACTGCCGTGACCACCGCGGAACTGACCCGCCGCTACCGGCGCTCCACCCTCGCACTCCGAGCGGCCACCCTGCGGGATCTCCAACGCCTGTGGCCCGCATTCCGGCCCGACGACCCGATCGAGACCTTCACGGTCCTGCTTGCCGGCGTAGAACCACTAGTGCAGCGCGACCGGACCCGAGCGGCCGGCCTCGCCTCGGCCTACTTGCAGGCGCATCGACAGGAGGCCGGCGTGCCCGGCCCGGTCGATGTTCGTCTAGCCGAGTCGGCGCCGGCTGAACAGGTGGCCCGCTCGCTCCACTTCACAACCGTCGGCGCTGTCCAGATCGCCCGGCGCGCAGGCAAGACCCTCGACTACGCGGCGTCGTCGGCCCGTGTGCAGACGATGGGCTCGGTCGGCCGCCTGGTGCTCAACGCGGGCCGGGAGACCGTGCTCAGCACCGTGAACGCCGACCGGCGCATCCTCGGATGGCAGCGCGTCACCTCCGGCGGCTGCGAATGGTGCCGGATGCTCGCTGGTCGCGGCGCCGCCTACAAGTCCGAGGGAACCAGCTCGTTCGACGCGCACGACCACTGCGTCTGTAGCGCCGAGCCGGTCTACCGCTGATCTCCCGCCCCTGGAGGGCGGCTGCACCATCCCCTAGGCCCCAGGAGGCCGAACATGTCCGACACGGACACCGCAACAGCCGAAGCCGCCACGGAGCAGGCCGAGGAGACCCCCGAGGAGCCGCAGGACGCGCCCCAGGAGGGCGAACAGGCGTCCGACGACACCGAGGACTGGCGCAAGGACTTCGACCCCGACAAGGCCGCGGAGCGTATCCGCAAGTTGCAGTCGGAAGCGAAGAACCTACGCACCCGCGCGAAGACCGCCGAGGAGAAGGCGGCCGGCGCGGACGAGAAGGACAAGCGCATCACCTCGCTCCAGAGCGAGCTGCTGCGTGAGCGTGTCGGACGGAGGCTCGCCCTCCCCGACGAGCTGGTGGACCGGTTGCGCGGCGACACCGAGGACGAACTCCTCGCTGACGCCGAGAAGCTGGTCGGCCTTCTCGGGAAGCCGGCATCCGGTCGCAAGCCTGCCGAGCAACTGCGCGGTGGGCTCGACCCGGAGAAGGAGCCCGAGGAAGACCCGCGAGAGGTCGCACGGCGCATCCGCGCCCGCGGCTACTGAAACCCCCGCACGGCCCCGCCACGGGCCGCCTGCGGTCAACCCAACGACCTAGGAGGTCACCGTGGCGAATACCTGGATCACCTCGAACTCGGGCCAGATCGCCCGGGTTGCTCTGGCGACCCTCGCCGAGGACGTCGTCCTCGGTCAGACCGTCCACCGCGACTTCGACAACGAGTTCGGCGGCGGCTCCGGCGACACCATCAACATCCGTGTCCCCGCGTCGCTCGCGGCACGCACCTACTCGGCTGCGAACCGCTACACCACGCCGATCACCTACGACGACCTCACCGAGGCCACCGTCCCGCTGGTGCTCGACTCGATCCTCTACTCGGCGGTTCGTCTGCCGGACGAGGAGGTCGATCTCGACATCGCCAACTTCACCGCGCAGGTCACCGGCCCCCAGGCCGAGGCCGTGGCGCAGGGCCTCGAAGACGCCATCGCGGCGGAGATGAACGGGGTGGCGGCCACGGCTGGCCTCCAGTTCCCGCTCAGCCCCACCGACGGGCAGATGCTCGACGAGTTCGCCGACGCCCGCAAGGCGCTGCGCGACAACAACGTCCCCACCAACAACCTCTTCGCCGCCGTGTCGACCGACGTGGCGACGAAGATCATCAAGGACTCGGAGTTCCGTCGTGTCGACGCCTCCGGCTCCGAGGGGGCGCTGCGCGAGGCCATCATCGGCAAGATCCACGGCTTCACCGTGGTCGAGTCGAACAAGCTCACCGCCGGCTCGGCAGTGTTCTACCACCGGGACGCCTTCGCTCTCGCCACCCGTGCGCCGCAGGTGCCTCGTGGTGCCGGCGCCGGCTCCTCGGTCTCGGCCTACGGCTACTCGATGACGTGGACCGCCGACTACGACCCGAACTACCTGGCCGACCGGTCTGTGGTTCGGGCGCTGGCCGGTTCCGCGGTTCTCGACGCCGACCGGGTCGTCAAGGCCGACACGTCCGCGACCTGATCGGAGCCTGACTGATGGCGACACTGCCTCCCGTGGTCTCTGACCTCGAATCGTGGACAGGTCAGACGATCTCGCCTGACGACCTCCGCGCTGATGCAGTGTTGTCTGCCGCGACCGCGCTCGTTCGCGGATATGCGGGACTGGCGTGGGACGACGACAGCGTGCCCGACGAGGTGCACGCTGTCGTCGTACAGATCGCCAGCCGGATCTGGTTCAACCCCCAGGGCCTCACGTCGGAGACGATCGACGACTACACCCGGCGCTACGGCGAGTCGGTCGAGAGCGCCGGCCTGGCGCTCACCGACTCCGAGCGGGTGATCCTCGGTCGCTACCGCACCACCGGCACGGGCCTGTGGGTGCAGCCCATCACGTCCGGCACGGTCGAGACCCCGCTCGATGACTTGTTCCTGCGCGACCTCGACCACGGGGACGCCTCGGGGACCTACACCCCGGCGCCATGATCTCGGCGGTCACGGAAGCCGGGCAGCAGGCCGCGGAGTCCCGGATGCTCGACACGTTCGACATCGGCGTCCCTACCGGCGGCTACACCTACGACCCGGCCGCGAACGGCGGCACGGGCGGCGACGTGGAGACGATCACGCCGCTGTTCACCACGGTCGGCCGCGTGAAGGTGGGCGGCGGGCTCGCTGCCCGCGAGGCCGAGGCTGGCGGGCGAACGGTGGTCACAG